GTCACTATGCGGAGACCTCTCCGGATTTTTCGTGACCCTCTGTAAGGTAAAGCCCTGAGCTACACCTTACGCAGCATCACCAGTCACGGATCGTGATGCTGGGGCGGTAGTCACTGGTCCTAGTGTGTCAGGTTCGTACTTTGCCCACCATGACTTGACCGCAGCTATCTGCACCTTCAATGGTGGTCGTGGTCTGTTGCGTGCTATCACTCGCTTGACGCACTCATGCTCGGGTGTCGTGACCACTGTCGTCTCAGTCGCGCTCACTAGTGCCGCCGCCTTGGCCCTGGCTGTACGGGTAGCACCTGACCTGATGACCACAGCCTGTGCGTCGAGGTCACGGTTGAGGTGCTCGAGTGCTGCCTTGAACCTGGCCTCGCTGTTGCCCCATTGCGGGTCGTCGATGTCGTACACCTTCAGCCCCAGTGAGTGGGCGAGTGTGGTCTTGCCTGCACCAGGTGGGCCGCAGACCAGGACTACCCGCCTCACCATTCGCGTACGGTCATGGCCTTGGCTGCGTTGGTCACTGCCGCACCGTTGCGTCCACCCGTGGACTCGTTGCACTTGACGCATTCGACACCGCGGTACTTGGTCCGGTCGTGATCGTCATGCCCCAGCTGCCAGTCGCCACCGGGCGGGATGGCGGTACCGCAGCGCCAGCACTCGGCTGCGCCTGCGTCTACCACCTTCTGGTACTCGGCACGCTTGACCTGGTGGGCGTGGCCGTAGCCGCGGGCCGTGGTGCTGCCGGCGCTAGGCATTGCCCTTGCCTTGCAGCTTGGCTCTCCACTTGTCCACCACTGTCTCCCAGGTTTGCACGAGCGGCATCTCGTAGGTCTGGGGTTCAGTCTTGGTGGGGCGGTGACGGCCTCGAGAACGCAGCGGCACGAGCTATCACCACCCTGAGTCGAACGAGCCAGTGTGGTCGCCTGTGGCGGCCCTTGTGCATGCCACCCCCAGTGGCGGGTGTTACTCAGCGTGGCTGGACTCAGGGTCTCGGCCCGTGTTTTCGGAAACCCGGTTACAGCGTGTGCATACCGAAGGCCCGGCTACTCAGGTGGGGTAGCCGGGCCTCGCGGTGTTTCACTTAGGCCGGGGTTCACACGAGGTGAGCCCCGGCCGTAAGGCACCAACTCAACGATGCGAGTTGGGTGCAGCTACACGCCCGGTGGTCGAGCGTGGTGATCATGGGGTTGAGTGGAAGCGCATCTCTGACGCTTCGGCAACTGGCGCTTTCGCCCCAGGCTCCCTGAGGACCCAAAGACTAGGGCTCACTCAACGATCAGGCGGCTGGCTCCAGCAACACGTCAGCCAGTCAAGCAACAGCATAGGAGACGGAGCGAGTCAAGGTCACGAAGCCTGCTCACTCGGCGTGTTGCCTGAGGCTAGCATCACCAGATCGTCGAAGAGGTAGACCCGCTTGCCCTCGATCTCACCATGGCTGGTGAGCCGTTTCCGCAGGTTCCACTTCTCGACGGTCTTCTGTGACACCTGCACCCCGAGTCTACCGAGCAGGATCGTCGCTTCCCGTGCTGTGACGAGCTTGCCCGTGAGTTCACCTCGCATCCACGCCAGCATGTCGGGGACGCTGTACTCCACACCACAGGGGCGGCATTCGACGGTGGCCGCGTCAGGCTTGGCGTACATGTCCTTGCCGCAGTCGGCGCATGGTCCTGCGTAGACCTTGGGTGCGGGGCGGTCCACGATCTTGCGGATCTCCCGTACCACCGAGATGATCTCCTCCACTGCCTCGTGGCCTGCCTTGTGGTGACGGAGCCAGGTGACGTGCACCAGCATCCAGCCGGCCACCGCACTCGGAGTGTCGGTGTCGGGTAGTACCCTTCCGCGTTCCTCGGAGATGAGGCGGCACCAGGTGGACAGGGTGTTGCGCAGGACGTAACCAAGCTCGGATGCGGTGGGGTTGAACGGCAGCGCTTTCTCCGAGCCCCCGCGGCCCTCGGCGTCGCTGTAGCGGGCCTGCTTGGTGAGGACGACGTCCAGCTCCACCCAGAGGGCGCCGACGTCTCCCAGAGCCACTGAGAGCCTGTCGGCGTGGCCCTGGCACACGTATGCCTGGTCAGGTGTGGGGCGTCCGCAGGAGTCGACCTGGCACTCGGTGCTCACGAGACCTCCATGTTCGGATCGCAGCAGTCATGCGGGCACTGCGCCTTGTGGCCTTCGGCCTGGCATGGCGTCTGATCCCAACCTGTCTGGCGGCAGTTGATGCACCCCGGTCCCGGCTGGCGACCGTCAGGTGAGCAGGTCACGCAGGCGTGAGCATGCGGATAGCGCTTCCTGACAGCTTGGCGGTCCTCGGACACCTCCGAGTGCCTGGGAACCCCTGAAGTAGCGTCAGAGGCGGCACCAGAGGGCTGCGAGCGGGCGGCGCGGATCTCTTCAAGCCGCAGATAGCCCTCCTTGTCGATCTGCACGTCGACGTAGCTGATGCGCGGGTCCTCGACCTGCCAGTCCTCGCCGAGGCTGATCTCGTCGGCGATCTGCTCCCACGCTTCAGCCTTGCCGAGTTCGCGTCCGAGCCTCGTAGCTGTCTCGGTGAGTACCTTCACCTCAGCAGCGGTGTACGTGGCGTTCTCCAGGCGCTTCTCGTGCTGCTTGGCCTTGCCGAACTGGCGGCGTTCCTGCTGCTCGGCGCGGAAGGCGTCTCGGTCACTCACGAGGCGCCTGCGGGGTGTAAGGCGGGCGCAGCGCGGAGCAGGTACGGTCGTGCCAGACACGACCACCGCATGACGCACAAGGTGAGCACTCGGACGCGGCCTTGAGAAGGATGCGAAGCCAGAAGTTAGCCATTGGTTGTCTCCTGTTCGGTGTAGGGGGTGGCAAGGGGTACGAAGCGGCCAGGAATCTCGACGCCAGCAAGGCGGGCAGCCTCAGCAGACCCGTAGGCCACAAGCACGGACGGGGCACCCGAGTTCATGTCGGCGCGCTGACCGTTGCGGTAGTGGAACGTCAGTCGGCCCTTGAGGAACAGCAGCGCCGAGGCTCGGGGCCATACATGGCTGAACCACAACATGGTCTCGGTGCGGGCGAAGATGCACGCCAGCCCATTGCGGTGCTCAGCAAGTCGATGCAGCCATTTGCCCGCGTGGGCATAGGGCGGATTGAGCCAGACGCGCCCATGCCACGGCTGAGACAGGCCGTCATCCTCGATCGTGTAGTGCTTCGTCGCCGTGTTCCACGGTCGGGTGATCGGACTGCAGGGATCGAGGTCGAATGTCCCGAGTGCCTCAATCAGCCAGGGTGGGGTGAGCCACTCGTCAGTTCCACCGATGGCGCTCTGGTGAGAACCCATCGCGCGACGGTCGGTGCCCTCGTGGCCGAATAGGTCCACGCTCATTTTGAGTCTCCGAGATCCTTCAGGCGGTAGTAGTTCTCGCCTTTATGGCTGATCACGTCCAAGTCGGCGGAGATAAAGGTCTCGGGACCCAGAACCATCGCATCGCCACTCGCGTGCGGGTATTCGGGCAGTGGAGGTGCGGCGGCGGTCCAAGACATCGAGTCCGTCGACCCGTCCCACTCATTCAGCACGGTGTCGATTTGATCGACCACTGGCTCATTCATTCGGTCTCCTCGGTGTAGGGGCCTGCGTAGTCAGCGGCCAGGTCGTTCAGGTGCGCTGCGAGCTCCGGATCGAACGCCAGCAGACGGCCAGCGGCGTCACGCAGGATGTCCTTGGCTACCGGGGCGAGGATCTCGAAGGTCATGCGAACTCCCTCTGGGTGCGGAGCCAGTCCTCGTCGCTGGCCTTCGGGTCGATCGGGGTCCATGGCCACAACCCGCCCCGCTTGATCCGCTGCGGCCAGTTGCGCTCGTCGCGGTCGCCACGCCACGCGACCATGTCCACATCGCCGACCTCGTTCCAGCGGAGGCCGTAGCCGAACTCGGGCCAGCCCATCAATGCCGCCGAGCCGCGGGGACGCATGTTGCGCTCGTCGCCCTTCGTGGTGGCGTGGCCGGCATGCGCCTCCAGTACCAGCGTGATCCCGCGGGCCCGCAGCGAGTCCAGTGCCGAGATGACAGGGGCCACGTGGTCGTCGGTCTGCAATGCCCTCGGGGCGAGCTTGTACAGCGGGCCGATCACCAGCAGGTCGGGCTGGGTGGCATCGAGGACGCGATTGACCCATGACAGGTCCTTGTCCTTGACGATGTCGATTCCGCCCGGGCGGCAGTCGATCGACACCCGGTCGGACGGGTCCTTGCCCTGCGTCTTGGCCTGCAGCCACATCGCGTGGAGTTGGCGCTTCACGTGCCGCTCCGTGTTTTCGAGGTCGATGATGTGCGCCCGGATCGGCTGCATCGGGTCGCGGGTGAAGGGGTGGATTCCTGCGGCGCCCATGAGTGCGAGCTGCCGCAGGAAGACGCTTTTCCCAGGCCCTCCTCCCCGGTGATCACCAGTCGGTCCATGCGTTCCAGCAGCTGCGGTATGACCCAGTCGTAGGGCTCCTCGGGCTTGCTCATCAACTCACCGAGGGTCTGGGTCTCGATGTCCGGTGCGCCCAAGTCGCGGATCCTGGTGAGGTTGTTGACCGCCTCCGACACAAGCGACTGCGGGTCAGTCTCGAGGTCCTCGGCGCGTTGGCGCATCCGGATCGCTTGGGCGATCACCTCACGCCGGCGCGCGAATCCCCGAACCGTGGAGGCGTGGTGCTCTACCGAGTCCGGGACGGCGGGGTTGGTGACGATCGCCAGGTGTACGCCCATCAGGTGCTTGTTGCCGTTCAGAGCCACCTGGACCGCCATGGCGTCCGTGGGCTTGCCTTCGGCCTTCAACTCGCGCAGAACGGCCCACAGGCGCTGGTGGGACATGTTTGCGAAGTCCGTGGAGGTGAGGATCGCGGTCGCGCGCTCCAGTGCCAGGGGTGACTGGTAGCAGCAGGACAGGACGGACTGCTCAGCGAGGTCATCGTTCATCCCGCCTCCCCAAAATCGAGCACGCCTTGGCTGAGACGGCTAGCGATGAGGTCGCAATAGCGCTCTTCGAGCTCAACCCCGATCACCTTGCGCCCCATCGCCTTCGCAGCAACGAGGGTCGTACCGCTGCCAGCGAACGGGTCGGCTACGACGCCGTCGGTCCATTCGATCAATTGCTCCATCAGGTAAGGCGGCTTGGCATGGGGGTGCTCGTTCAGGTAGCGCGCCTTACCTCCATCTGTCGCGAGCACGGACGATCGCAAGGGCGGGCGCGCGGGCCAGTTCCCCATCAGGAAGATCAGCTCGGTGTCCAGGCGGTAGCCGGTTGTGCTACCGACGATCCCGGCGTCTACCGGCTTCCTCCAGATAAGGACCTGCTTGTGTGGCGGGAACGGTGCGCGCCAGGAACCGAAGACCACGGCAGGGCGCGGACCCCACATGCTGAGAATTGTGTCGCGGCAGGTGGTGTCCTGGTCGTTGATGATGCCTTTGTGCGCGTATGACTTAGCGCGCCTGTTGGTGCCCTTAGTCCAGCCGATGCCGTACGGCGGATCCGTGACAAGCACGTCGGCAGCCAGCCACTCCGTGACTTCGCGGCAATCGCCGTGGTAGAGCGTGACCGACTCGTCTTCGTAGTAGGGCTTCACTGGAACCTCGCCCGTACGTCGTCCTTGGCGTACCCGTTCCGCCGACCGTCAGGAGACTGGCCGCCCGGGATGAGCGTGAGCGGCTGGTCGTCCCACCGCTCGCCGTTCAGCCAGGTCGAAGGGTGAGCGGTGAACTTCAGGTCCGGCTTGGATGCGGCGAGAGCGACCGCAGCCGCGATGAGCGTCTGTGGGTCAGTCTTCTTGACCGCCTTGTCCCAAGCCTTGCGAGCGTTTCCCTTGTCGGTCTTCCGCGGATAGGCCTGCCAGAACTCATCGAACAGGGGATCCGATGAGGTCGCGCGCGCGGTAGTCCTTTTCCTCTTCCCTTCCTCTTCCTTTCCCTTCCCTTCCGGCGGTGAACCAGACACGGAATCGCTCACTGATCCATTCACTGAATCAGCCACTGAATGGGGCTGTGAGTCGCTCACGCCGAGCAGACGGGCCACGCTGCGCGGGATCCTGAACGATTCAATGGGCCGGTCACCCCGTCCCTTATTGCAGGAGATGTGGCTGTTGCGGATGTTCCCCGGGTGGTCCGAGCCACCCTTGGAGCGGGGGACGACGTGATCCGGGCTCGGATCCAGATCGCCGGTACCCTTCGTGGGGCCGACAATGAGCGCCGGCGTCTCGTTGGTCGGATACCCACAGAGGTGGCAGATGTAGCCGTCCCGCTTGGCGTACAGGAGCCTTATCGCAGACAACTGCAGGCTCGGAGGAGGCAGCTTGCTCGGCTGCGGGCGGTTGACACGCTGATGCTTGTGGAAGTTGACGATCATCCCGAGCTGCTGCTGTGACTTACCCCCGCGGTACGGGTAGACCAACCCCGAAGTCACCAACTCGTTCATCAACTCGTTCACGCGAGTCGCGCCCATATCCTCGTCGTACAGGAACGCCTGGGCTTTGACGTAAGCCACGGTCCAGCGCAGCAGACCCTCGTCGTCTGCCATGTTGAAGGTCGCGATGAAGAGCAGCCGGGCATCTCTTGAGAGTGTGCCGATCGTCTCGTCTTCCCAGAACTCAGGCTTCACGGTCCTGATACGTGCCATCGGTCACCTCCTTCGTAGTTGGGAACTGCAGGACTGTCGCGTCTCTGGGGACAGCGGTGACACCACGACGCAGCAGCATCTGCCGCTTGGCGCGCTGAAGTGCTCGAGCACGCTCGTAGAGGCGCCGGCCGGGGTTGGCCATGGGTGAGGAAGGGTCGGTCACGCGACCTCCAACAGCGAGGCGTGGTCCACGACCAAGCGGCCGATGAGTTCAGCCACCGGGGGGACTACGGCATTTCCGAGGGCGTGGAGACCGGGAGCAGCCAGTTGCTTGGGAACCCCATGAGCCACGCGACCCACGTCTGGTTCAGGTAGCCACCCGTATCGCCGCGCAAGGCCACTCGTTGCTCGAGAGCCGGCGCGTCCACTCTCCACTGCGGCCTGTAGGTGCAGAGGCTGTTCGCGATCGACGCCCTGGGGGTAGGCCACAAGGAACAGCCGCTCACGTGTGTGTGGCGCGCCCATGGCGCACGCTGATAGCACTGACCATTCCGCATCGAACCCGAGCTCGGCCAGGTCTCCGAGTATCCGGCCGAAGGCGTGTGCATATCCAAGGAGAGCTGCGACGTTCTCCATGACGACGTAGCGGGGTCGTACTGCGCGAACGACTCGTTCCATCGCGGGCCACAGCCAACGGGGGTCGTCCACACCTCGCCCCAGACCTGCGGTCGAAACCGGCTGGCAAGGCGGTCCGCCGGAAACAACGACAACTGGAGGTCGGGGTTCGCTGAGCCACCAGTCGACAGCGGTGGTGACGTCGTCATGCTTGGGCACCTCCGGCCAATGGGTTTCTAGTACCGAGCGGCAGTAGTCGTCGAGCTCTACCTGCCCAACGGTGGTGATGCCGGCGCACTCGAGACCCAACTCGAGGCCGCCGATGCCTGCGAACAGGCTCAGGTTCGTGAGGCTCATGCGGCACCTTCCCCGGTGTAGGGGATCCAGCCGCCTTCGTTGTCGAGCAGCACCCACCCGCGGTACGTGAGCAGGGGCTCCTTGGATGGGTCGATGTCAGGGTTGTTCATCGGCAGGACCCACCCCTCGTCCTTGCCGCGCTCCCGGTCCTCGTTCTCTACGAGGTTGTGGCATGAGCCAGGCGTGGTGGCGGACCCGCACATCAGTGCCAGGTTGGCCGGCGACCAGATGCGGTCCTCGGCGCTACCGCCGCGTCCCCTGGCGATCCGGTGCTGTACCGAGGCGAGCTTGTACAGCACGTTGGCGCCGCACCGCTGGCAGGTGTTCTGGTCGCGCTCGAGGACGATCCTTCTGGCGGCATCCTTGACCGCCCTGGTGGCCTTGGGGCTCATGTGGCCACCCCTGCCAGCATCTTCTCGGCGGACGCCACGGTGCGACCGACGTCGATGCGTGCGTGCAGCGACTTGACCCGCTGCAGCTGGACGCGCGCCATTGCGGCGGTCTTGTCACGTTCGATGAGCTGGACCTGGGTGGCGATGACTGCCTGGTGTTCGCGTGCCTGCACCGCGCCTTCGGCGGACATGAACGCGACAGCTTTTGCTACCCGGTAGGCGGACTCGGCTTCTGCGGCGGCGAGCTCCATGGTCTCGAGGTCTTCTATGGCCTTGTCGAGGTCACGGGAGATCGACTGGAGGTGGTCGAGGATGGTGGTCACCAGCTGTCCTCCTCGCCGGGTGGGAAGCAGTGGCGGCACCGCTCGTCGCTGTTCATGTAGCGCAGGAAGGTGCGGAGAGCGGCGTCGAGTTGCTGGCCGCAGCGGGTGCGTACACGCCACACGAACGGCCGCACCTCGTCAGGCAGGTGGCCTTCACGGAACGCGTGCGCCTTACCGTCAGGCCCCTGGATGTAGACGTAGGTAGTCATCAGCACTCCGCCCCGTCAGGTCCGAAATACGCCTTAAGCTCGGCGTCGATCGCCTTGTCGTACTCGCGTGGCGTCAGTGCTTCATCCCAGTACTTGCGAGCCTGAGCAATCGCCTTCTGCCTCCATCCGCGCATGAATGGACGCTCCAGCCGTTCCCCACCACCCCATCCGTCGCCGCAGTGGCAGCAGTACTGGATAGAGCCGTAGAACACCCCCTGCCAGACGGACACCACTCGACGGTTGGTCTGGCAGTTCCAGCAGCGCATGACGTAGCGCCGCACGACATCGCGTGGACCACTGCAGATGACTCCGCCCGCGAACTCTTGGCAGCCCATCAGTCATCCATCTCGTCGGGTCCGAGGACTGTCCGGTACAGGGGTTCCGGATGGTCCAGCAGGCCGGGCACGTAGAACTGCGCGCTGGGGACGACCCGGGTGGGTGGTTGGGGGATGCCGCAGGGGCAGGCGCCGAACACGACAGGGTCTGCGGTGTGGTCAGGGAGCTTGCAGCGGTCAGCCATGTGGGTAATCCCCGCAGTTGCGTCCGTTGCACACCGGTACTGCGATGTAGGAAACGAAAGGCCCGCACTCCACGTAGTGGCCGTCTGGAGCGTCACCCCAGTCGTTCTCGTTCTTCTCGGGGTCGTAGAGCGGATCGCCTGGCTTGACCCAGCGCGCGTGGCCCTTCGGCTGCTTCTTGGCGTGGGACCACTTGCCGCAGCCAGAACAGCGAAACATTCGGACGGTCGGGGTATCAGCCATGGCGGTTCACCTTGATCTGCTCCTCGCCGGCCAGGATGCGGCGCTGGATCCGCCGCAGGACCTGTGTGGCTTCCCGCTCCACCCACTCCCGTGACCCGCCGGGTTCAGCGACAACACGGACGAACGCGAACAGGGCCCAGAAGCCTTCGGGGTAGCGGCCGGGGTCGTGCCACGCCTCGTCCTTGACGGCTTCGGCGATACGGTCGGCTTCGCCTTCCTCAAGCCGACTGGGGTCAACGACCGGGGCCTCATCCACCTCCCACGGTGCGACTAGGTCCTCGCGGTCGAGCGCGGCCAGGCGAGCGGCGGCGTCGGTCATTCGGACTCACCGCCGTCGTGTTCGCGGTCGACCTCGTCGTTGCCCATCGAGACCTGCTGAGCAACGCCGTCCTGCACGTCCTCGGGCTTGTCTTCGCCTTCCTTCGGCTGCGGCAGGATGAACGTCCCGCGCACCAGCGCCTCCAGTTGGCCCTTGTTGTAGAGGCTCAGACCGAACTGGTCCCCGAGGTTGATCGCGGTCCGCTTCTTCGCCAGCGACAGCGCCGACTTGTAGGCCAGGTCGTGGGCATCACCGCGGATCTGGTTCTGCGCCGTTGCCGTGGAGCCGTCCTCGTAGTGGCAGACCTCGTTGCCGTGCTCGTCGCGGATCGTCAGGCGCAGCAGCGACCGGTAGCAGACGTCCCACTTGCCGGTGAACTCACCCTTCTGGTTGGTCCGCTCCTGCTCGAACACCAACTCCACTTTCAGCACCTCGGTGTCGAATGAACCGAAACCGAAGATGCGGATCAGGTGAGCGGTGATGTCCTGCTGGCTGACGTGACTGTGGCCCTTGCCGTCCTGCAGGACCCGGTTCTGCTTGATCGGGGCCAGCAGTTGCAACGTCTGCTTGGCGTTGAACGCGCTCATATCTCAGTCCTTGCTGCTGTTAGTAAGTCAGGGTTCGTGCACTCGGGTGCGATCGGCTCGTACACCTGCGGCCGGTTGGTGCCGCGTTCCGCATGCGGGTCGTGGACCGACACCGCCACGAACACACCGCCGCGGCGTTTACGCCACAGGATCTTCGGCGGGTCCTTCCTGAGTTCCTTGTCCATCGCGGACTGGTACGCGTTCCTGCCGGACGGCGCGTCGCTCTGCCGCTGCCGGTTCGCTGCCGTGCACGGGTCGCACGGCTTCTCGTTGTTCCGCAGGTGTCTCGCGTAGGCGGCGTAGGTGCCGCACGGCTTCAGTGGCCTACTCATGCCGCCGCCTCCCGCTGCTGTACGAGCTTGCGGCGCTCACGCTCGGACTTGCCCCCGTAGATGCCGTAGCGCTCCTTGTGCTCGAGCGCGAACTCCAGGCAAATACGCCGTACCGGGCAGCCCTGGCAGATCCGCTTCGCCTCAGCTGCCGAGCCTCCTTTCTCAGGGAAGAACGCCTCCGGGTCCGTCTGGGCGCAGATGCCCTCGGACATCCACGACTCGTTCCACCGCAGCAGCGCCGACGCCAGGTAGGTCTTGAGCTCGTGGCGCTGCACCACTGAGGACCGTTCGCCGCTGGCGGAGAACCCGGCCTGGCTGAGCCGGTCCGCGAGCGTGTGGCTGGTGATCCCGGCATCAGCAGCCACGGTGTTCAGCGGTTCGCCGGCGCGGAGCCGTTCCGCGGCGTCGGTCACAGCCAGCTTCGAGCGTTTCATTTGGCTCACAGGTTTCCCCTCCCTCAGTCAGTGGTGTTGAACAGCTCCAGTACGGGACAGTCCGGGTCGTGACAGCGGTCCACCCCGGGACAGTCAGGTTTGCTGCAAGGGCACTCACACGGCTCCCCAAGACGAATGCCGCACAGGTCGCGGTGACCCAGCCACACGGATTCAGCCATCGCGAACCATCCACTTCGCCACCGCCGCACCCGCTTCCGTGAGGTGCCAGACCTCGAAGTCGCTGTCCCACTCGACGAACCCGTGCCGGCGCAGTGCGTGCATCGTGTTCGGGTGCGCCGCATACCCCCCAGAACGGGTCATCTCTTCGACCGCGGCACGTGCCGGTTTGGTGAGACGACGCCAAGCCAGTTGCGCAGTCAGCGGACCCAGGATCGAAGGTGTCAGCTCCGCCGTAGCAGGAGTGAGACCGATCTTCCAGTCACTCATAGCACCGCGTCCTGTTCGTGGGAGTGGCTGCGGTCGTGCTTGAGCTGGGCCAGCACTGCGTTCGGCTGATCCACGAACAGTCGCTTGCCGCGCGCCTTGGCCTTGCGGACCGTCAGCACCACGCCTACGAGGAAGACGCCGGAGCCGGTCACCCAGAGGGCGCCGATTACCTGCCCTAGCACGCGGCACCGTCGTGGTCGCGGTCGAGCTTGGGGTTCCAGCCCGGGTCGCCCTGATGAAGCGGCAGCGGCGCGCCCGCGTCACGGGCCTGTCGGCAGGACTGGAACTCGACGTACGACTCGTTGCTGCATCCACTCATGGCGATCAGGCCAATGACCGCGAGGACCGCGACGAAAGCGGCAGCAACGAACCGGACCTGGTTGGGAGTCATGACGACAGCCCCCGCGCCACGAAGGCCGCAGTAACGCTCTGAGGAGCGTCCGCAAAACGCTCGATGTAGACGACCTCATAACCGTCAGGGAAGCGGTTCAGGCGCTTGATGCCAGCAGAAAGATCCCGCCGCGCCCATTCCTGGCTAGAGGAGATGTGGCTGTAGATCACAGCTCCCGATTCATCGGTGACGAAGCCATACCTAACCGGGCCGATGACGGCGTAGAGCTTCGGTGGCGTCGTCATGGCCGCCTCGCCTTCACCGGGTACGCGCCGCATAGCGACAGGAGACGGTTCGAGAACGCGTCCGTGACGTACTGCGCGTACGCCCTGCTGGCCGGCGCCGGGTCGGACTGTGCGGCAGGGGTCAGGATCGCCACCAGTTTCGAGGCGTGCGCCGCGGGGGACTCGACCTGCTTGCCCTCACGTGCAGCCTTGAAGCGCTGGCGGGTCAGGCGCAGGGGTGCGGATGTCATGACGCCTCCGCTTGCTCGGCTAGTGCGACAGCCTTGGCAAACAAGCCGACAACGTCGGCCTCGGTGCGGCCGTTGGCGTCGTTCCAGTTGACGACACTGCTCGTTCCGGTAGCGAGGATCAGGAACTGCCGCGCCTGGGCGAACAACGGCTCGCTGAGCATCGACACGAAGGGGTCGCCTGTCATGGCCGCACGTAGACCGCCGATAGCGCAGACCCGGCAGGTGGATGGCTTGGCCGGGTCGTCGCCGAACCAGTCCCTGGTCCACCCGCGCCGCTTGATCTCCTCGGCTCCTTTGCGGAGCAGTTCGCTGGTTTTCATCCCCGGCCCTCCCGGTCGAATGTGTCTGGTGGGTGTTCGTCGTCGGAGCTGGGGTGCGCGGTGTCGAAGACAACCTCGGTCAGCCCGGCGTGCCCGTGGATGAACTCGACGTCGCGGATGTCTCCCCACACCGCCGTCGACGGGTGATCCCCGAACCAGCGGACAGCTACCGTGCCGTCGCTGAACTCGCAGAACTCGGCCACGTCACCGGTGCCGGAGACCTTGGAGACATCGATGTGGCGGCGGAGACGGCCGGTCATGACGCTCATGACGCACCCCCGAACAGCTCCAGGGCGAAGTCAGCGAAGTCCCAGTCGGACTCGTCCAGCTCGTCGCAGTCCTTCTCACCGAACACGCAGTAGAACCGGTGGTGGGCAAGGGCCAGCGACTCGCGGGTCATGACTCCACCGCCTTGTCCAGCACATGGAAGGCGGGCTTGCCGGACACGCGGGTGACCCAGGTGAGCGCCTCCGCGATGCACTCAGGCAGTGAGCACACCTTGGTCTCGGCGTGGGACTCGTCGGACAGGGAGTGGTGGCGGCTGGTCACGACGCCGGTGCGGGCATGCGTGCACTCGGTCATGGCTGCACCTCCCCGAATAGCTCAACTACCTCTTCCTCGGTGAGGCCCCGCTCCACCTCGCTGTAGAAGCGCTTGGGGTCGAGTTCCTGCACTGCGGCGTGGGCTTCAGGACGAACGAGTCTGGTGGCTGGGTGCTGAAGGATCTGAAGGGCGAGTGACACCCACTGGTCCCATTGGCCCTCGGCGTTGGAGTTGTCGTTCCGGGGGCTGTACGACATGAACCAGTCGCCCATCCACTCACTTCTCTCCATACCCAGTCGCTTCCCGCCCTGCGGCAGTCGCGCACTCACGACACACCCCCGAACAGCGGGCGGATCGTGACGGCGATCAGGTCTTCGGTCAGGACCACTGCCTCAGTGGAGCCGTACGCGGTACGTGCCAGACCGGCTGTCTCGCGATGGTTCGGGAGGGCTCGCGCCCAATCCCGCACCTGACCGGTGGTCGCGTCCGCGGCGATCTCGATGTGGCCGTTCGCGTGGATCGTGATCGAGCGGTAGTGCAGGCTCGGGTGGTCCCGGAACAGGCTGCACAGCCTGTACACACCAGCGGTCTCGCCCATGCCGTGAGGTGCGGTGGTCATGCGATCCACCCCGCAGCTGCGTGCACGAAGTACGACAGACCGGTCAGCAGGGAAGCGCCCACCAGGAGCGTCACCACACAGCCCTGACCCTTGGCCTGCTTGCGGCGGTTCCGTTTCGCGTACGAGTCCGTGGCCATCAGAGGTCGCCGTCCATCAGGTACAGCGCGTCGCCGTTCTCGCCGTCGTGGATACGGCGGACCTTCCTGTCATCGACCAGTCGCGGCGGTGCCGGCGGCTTGCGGAAGATCTTCCGGCCGCCCATCGCCCACGCGACCGCGAGCAGGATCGACAGGGCGAACCACCCTGTGGCGATCCATTGCACCCATCCCCAAATCCCCATTGCTGCTACCCTCTTTTCGTCTGACCCCTCGGTGCTGCTTTCCGGTAGAGCCGAGGGGTTCGGCTGTTTCTTGGATGAAGTTGGAGCCCTCAGGGAGCGCCGCTCAGATCGGCGCTGGGGGGATAGCAGCCGCGGCAAGGCGCCCCCTGAGGGGCTTGTTAGCCGGCCTCGCGCGTGTTCGCGTCGATGTAGGCCTGCAGGTCGTCGCTTCGGACCCGGGTCTTCGAGCTCTTGCCGGTGACCGCGACGTCGACGGCCCGCAGCTGCCCCAGCGAGATGAGGCGGTACACGCCGTTGCGGCTGATCTTCAGCCGGGCGGCGGCCTCCGGAACGGTGAGAAGTTCAGTAGTCACGGGATCACTAGCCAAGTCAGTAGTGCGACGAGTCCGACGAACCCCAGGAGGATGAAGTCGCAGCCCCACTTCGGCTTCGGTGCCTCTTTGGTCAACGGCACGGTGTGCCCCCCTGCATCGCGGTGCGTCGGACTGTGTCTTGCTGTGTCAGCGACGGTAGCACCGGGGGTGTGAGGGGTGCAATACCTGATCTGTGTCTTGGTGTGTCAGGAAGTAGCAGGGTGGATCTGGACGTGCCAGTATGTGTCCGCTACTGTGAAGCTCTGTGAAACACTCTGAGACACCATGAGACAGGAGGAGGTGAAACGGGGCATGCTTCTGTTCATGATCGATTCGCGCGGGCGTCAACGGATTGGCGAAACCGTCAAAGCAGTCATGGCGTGGGAGGGCTACACAGGTGTCGGCATCGACAACTCCGGACGCATCAGCCGCGCCACGATCAACCGGGCCAAACGCGGCGACCAGATATCGGACACCATGCTCCGCGCCCTCGGGGACGCGCTCAAGCTCCCCAGGGACTACCTGCTCTACGTAGGCGCCGGCGACATCAGAAAGATCGAGTCGTCGGGAGCAGAGCCGGACCTGATCCGGTGGACCACAGACCTCATCCGGTCAGACGGTGAGACAACCGAGAGCCAGCAGGCGGACGCATGACGAACTCGTTGCAGCGCGAACAGCCCCCCGTGACCAAATCGATACCTACAGGCCGTAACCCCTTGAGCATGTTGATCGATCTACTGGCATGGGGGCGACCCAGGGGGGGCGGCCACCGGATGCTTCAGGTACCGGGAAGAGGGATCGTCGTGAGAAGACGAACGGACAAGGGGCCAGGTCTGGGGATGGTTCTGCTGCTGGGAGGCCTGGGCGTGATGCTCGCTGACCTCTCAGTGGAAGGGATCGGGCGGGTGGCGGTAGTGGTCGGCGCCGTTCTGTGGTGCGACCGCCGGCAGCAGGAACGGGACCGGCGTCTCCGCGAACTCAACACGGCCGCGAACGAACTGTGCCAGTTCCACAAAGATGTCGGTTACGAGGAGGGATACAACGACCGGGACCGGGAGTTACGTCCGAAGCTGGTCGACCTGAACTCCAGGCGGGCCGACGCGGTCGAGCCGCAGGCGTTCTCTTCTGCGGGAAGCGTGGTGGATCGTGGCTAACTCAGGCGGCATGATCCACCAGCTTCACTGTGGAATGCCGGGAGTGGAGTGGTTGAGGCGACAGACTGCCCGCCATGAACGACTGGGGACGGCTGGGTTCCGTCGTCACGGGGGAACGTGTCCGCCGTGGCTACCGGAGTCGTTCGGCGTTCGCTCTTGCGTCCGGGCTGTCACTGTCGACACTGGACAATATCGAGCACGGGCGGAAACAGTCATACGATCCGGCCACCCTCGCTGCTTTGGAGCACGCGCTGGGGTGGGAACCCGGGTCTGTCGTGAGAGTGCTGCAGGGGATGGACCCGAAGCAACTGGAGGACTCCGACCTGTCCGCCTTGGTGGACGCCTGGCCGAAGCTTTCTCCTGGTGCGCGGAGGATGCTTCGGATCCTGGCTGCGGAGGCCGCTCGAGCCGAGGACTGACTGGTTCGTCATGGCCCACGTCCGGCGGCTGAGGTCCGGGAAGTGGCAGGCGACGGTACGGCACCCTTCGGGACAGCGTTGGTCGAAGTCTGACCCGCTGAAGCGGGTGGTGCAGCAGTGGGCGGCCGATCAGGAGGCCGCGATCCGGCGTGGCGAGTTCGTGGATCCGTCAGCGGGGAAGCTGACGCTCACGGACTGGTGGGTGAAGTGGAACAAGACCCGCCGGATCGAGGCCGCGACCATGGACAAGAACGTGTCGTGGTGGCGTAACCACATCGAGCCCCGGTTCGGGTCTTGGCCGCTGTCGTCCCTGCAGAGCTGGGATATCGAGGAGTGGGTCACGGGCCTGACCGGGAGGGTGGGCGCGGAGACCGTAGCGTCGTCTCTGCGGCTGCTGACGCAGATGCTGTCTGCCGCGGTCAAGCACCGGCTGCTCGGGTCGAACCCTGCAGCGTTGGTGTCCGCGCCCACCCCGCCGAAGCACGTGGACCGGTTCCTCACCCGTGCCGAAGCCGACCAGCTGCTCGAGCAGTTCGACGGACAGGACCGGGTGTTCGTTGAGCTGCTGCTGTACTGCGGCCTCCGCTTCCAGGAGGCCGCAGGACTCAGGAGGTTCCGGGTTGACCTGCTACGCCGCCGGATCCAGATCGCGAAGGTGCAGCCGCGCAGAGGCGCCGAGAAGAAGCCGAAGACGTCCGCCGGGACGAGGCAGGTGCCGTTGACCGACAGCCTCGTCATCCAGCTGTCACAGCTGATCCCCGAACCGAACGACGAGTTGGTGTTCACCGCACCCCAGGCCGGCCGGATCCGGTACGACAACTGGATCCGCCGCGTCTGGTATCCCGCGCTGCGTGGAGCGCCTGCGGTCGAGGCCAAGCCTGCAGTGCGTGGCCGTGCCGCAACTCCAGCGGTCCCGGCTAGGCCAGGTGCGAATCTGGCAGCGCCAGAACCGACCCCTCACGATCTGCGTCACACGTTCGGTTCGTGGCTAGGTGAGGCCGGTGTGCCACCTACGCAGATCGCGGCGTTGATGGGGCACGCCGGACTGCGGTCGGTCGAGCGGTACCTGCACGCGACGGAAGCACGGTTCGACCAGGCCAGGGTGGCGCTGGAGCGGCAGGAGAGCGGCGAAGCACCTTCCCATGGTGCAATGCCTTGACACACTGTGACACAGCTGGCAGACTCAACCCAAGTCGAGAGGCTAGCGTGACCTGCAGGGTGATCTTCCCTTACAAGGAAGATGTCGGGGGTTCGATCCCCTCTTCGCCCACCTCAGGTTTCACGCTCAGATCCCTCTCGAACCACCAGTTCGGGAGGGATCTTTCACATGTCGGAGCGGCAGGAGAGCGGCAAGACGCTGCGGCAGTTGCGCGAACAGGCGCGGCTGAGTCAGGAGGATCTGGCCGCGAAGGCTCAGGTCTCGCGCGCCAGCATCCAGAACTGGGAGGCCAACCGCACCGCCCCACGTCGCGCTGAGATGAACCGCCTTGCATCGGCGCTGGGGCTGACGGATCTAGCGCTTCGGGCCCGCCTAGTGGAGAGCAATGACGACGAGCCAGCGCGAGAGGCCAACTTCGCACGAAATCACCAGGCGCAGTATGTCGAGAAGATCGCCGCGAAGCTGCGGGACATGGCCGAAGAGGTCGAGCGAGCAGGAAGCCCCCGAGCTGACGGCACCCCATATCCGCCTGGCGTCATCGCGGGCAGGGTCTCGCACATCATCGCGTGGGGTGTCGCGAACCTGAACGTCGAGTCGCTGGTTACGAACATCGACGACATCTACGCGGTCGACGCACTCCTGGCCGAAGAAGCCACATCTACCGAGGGGGACACCCAAGCATGAGCAACCAGTACCCGAACCAGTTCCAACAGCCGGCACCTCAGTACACCCCGCCCAAGAAGAAGCGGCACGTCCTGCGCAACATCGGCATCGTCGTCGCCTCCCTGTTCGCCCTCTTGATCCTCGCCGCGATCGTCAGCCCGAACACGCCCGCCAAGGACGCAGCCACTCCGGCCGTGGTGAGGACGGTCGACACCGGCCCCACGCCGGACCCGGTCGTCACTCCGACGAACATCCCGACCGTCGTGGAACCCACCACGCCACCCAAGCCCCCGGCGCCGAAGGCCAAGCCGATGACGGCGAGCCAGGAGCAGGCGGTCGGCACCGCCGAGGACTACTTGCAAGGTCAGTCCTTCTCCCGGAAGGGGCTCATCGAGCAGCTCGTCTACGAGGGGTTCTCCGCGAAGGACGCGACGTTCGGGGTCGACCACGTGAAGGTGAGCTGGAACGAGCAGGCGGTCGGGGCGGCGAAGGACTACCTGAACGGTCAGCACTTCTCGCGGTCCGGTCTGATCGAGCAGTTGGAGTACGAGGGCTTCACCCACAAGCAGGCTGTGTACGGCGTGACGAAGGCGGGGCTGTGATGGAGACCCGCGAACCGGCGACGTTGGAGATCAAGCCTCTCGGGACCCCCGCCAGGGACCTGCCGTTCGGCATGGCCTATGACGTGTGCCGAGTGCTGAAGGCGTACGGGCTTGACGTCCTCGACGAGTCACTGGAAGGGCAGGGGATGGCCGAGGTTCAGTTGGCTCTGGTGAAGGTGATCCAGGCTGTGCCGCCGCAGCTGGGTGGGCGGAAAGGTGAAGCGTCATGAGCCTTGATCGTGCTGCTGTCGACGCGGCTCTGCGGCGGGTTGTGGAGTTCCTGGACTACGACCTGCATAAGCAGCTGGAGTGCGACGAGGAGACCGGTGAGGACACTTACGGTGAGCATGTGGACCGGTTCACCGAAGAGTACGTGAAGGCGGTGCAGTCATGAGCGACCAGTCCCTACGGGAGGCGCTGGAGCGGATCTGCGACGACTACTCCGCGATCGACATCGAGATGCTGCGGGACCTGCTCGCTGCGTATCCCGTTGTGCCCGCTTCGGATTGTCTTCATGTCTGCGAGCACCTGTACGAGAGCGAGTGCACCGATCAACCGCGCCCTTGCCGGACGCGTGAGGAGTTGGACCGGGACTTGGGTCCTATCGAGCCCACCATGGACCGGCAGCCCTCGGATGCTGCGGTAGAAGCGGCAGCGCGGGGGATGTTGGATGCGGTTGTCTCCGACGACCCGGAGGCATATCAGTCCTGGGACGAGATGTCACAAGAAGCCCGAGACCTGTCACTGGTTGCCGGTCGCGCAGCTCTGGTGGCTGCGTACCGTGTGGACGCACCCCGACCCAGCATCGATCGGGTAGCGGTCGAGCGCACGTTGCGGGATCGGCTCGTACGGTCGAACTTCAGCGACAACCTGCATGAGCCGTTGCGTACTCAGGTGATCGACCAGTGGGTCGACGTTCTCGCTGGGCCTGTCCACGCTCTGCTGAACGGAGACGGGTCGTGACCCGCCTGCGTGTGGCTCTGGTGGCTGTCCTCGCGACTGTGTCTCTGTGGCTCCCTACGCCTGCTGGGGCGGACTACGGGTCCGGTGTGGCCGGTGGACCGGTCGGTACCCCGGTGGTGTCCACGGTCCCGTACACAGCGATCAGTGACGTGCTGCTGGTGGGTGACTCGATCTCGGTGCGTGGCTACAAGGACCTCGCTGCCTACCTGCCGGGGAAGCGGCTGGCGGTGAACGCCTGGTCCGGACGCGGCACGAAAGCGTCCGTGGACGCGGTCCTCAGCATGCCCTACCTGCCTCCGGTGCTGGTGATGGCGGTGGGCAGCAATGACGTGATGGCACCGTTCGAGATGGCGGCGCAGGTGAAACGGCTGCTCGCCGGCGTTCCGGGTTCGGTGAAGGTGTTCTGGGTGGATGTGCAGGTGAGCCGTCCCGGGTTCGCGGTGGCGGACCAACGCAATTCTGGGGTCGTGAACATGGCGGTCTGGCAGGGGTGTACCGGTAGGTGCAGTGTGGTGTCGTGGGCGTCGTTCCTGGCCGCGAAGCCTTCCCGTCTCACCATGTACCTGGATGCGGGTGGTGTGCATCCGGTCATGGGGGTGGGGACGAAGGCTTGGGGTTGCCTGATCGCCAGTGCGGTACGCACGGCGGTAGGCTGACACAAAGAAGAGCCGCCCGCCCCGAGCGACCGGGACGAGCGGCGAGCCGACTGATTGGAGTCGACATGGAGAACGTTAGCAACATTGCCGAGGAACCTGAGCGTGGCGAGTGGGTCTATGTGACCACCGAGACGCCGCCACGGGTCATGAGGGTCGATCTGCCGTTTGGGCTGATCGCGCCGCCCACGATCGATCTGCACCAGCCCACGGTGGGACCGGTGACGTTCTACCACGCGTCCAGCTACGGGCTGAGGGTCCCGCGATGACTGAGCAGCAGACGGTTGACCTAGTAGCCTGGCTCACCGCGATCTGGGATGAGGAAGAGCGGATAGGGAAGAGCGCCGATTGGGGCGTCCGCAGCGGCAGTGAGCTGCGGGTGCAGACGATCAGCTCGCCGGGGATCGCGCCTGGAGTCTGCGCTTCGCCGCAGCACGTGCTGGCGCGGATCGCGGCCGACCGGAAGATCCTCGAACTGCACAGCCCTGTGACCGAAGGCGAGATCCTGTGCGCCACGTGCGCCACGCGTATCGTCGCTGCGGAACTTGCCGCTGATCCCTGGCCTTGTCCCACGGTTCGCCTGCTCGCTTCCCCGTACAAGGGGAGAGAGGGATGGCAGGAGGAGTGGGAATGAAGTCAGCAGACATCGACGATCAGCATGTCATCGATCTCGCACAGGCTTGGCACGACAACCCACTGGCGAACCCTGGCGTCGTGCAGGCTCTCGTGCAAGAGGGCGTTCCCAAGAAGTTGGCGTTCTCCAAGGTCGAGCGGCTGAGTTCCCGAGGGTTCCTGGACTACGGCGTCTCTCCAAGTTGCGCTTGGCCAACGGGGAAGAAGCTCCCATGACCAAGCCGCTACCTGGCTACGCGACCCCGTCTCTTCGGAAGCGGGACAGTCCTGAGGGTGCTGTGTGGGTGGTCCACGCCTACCCGTGGGGCGGGTACGTGGGATGGGTACAGCAACACCCCTCCGGGTGGACAGCGCACAATGGCGATGTGACGCACGGGTTGTTCCCGGACAGGCAGGCTGCTGCTGAGGTACTGGTGAAACAAGCAGGCTACGAACTGGAGATGACATGAGCGCCAAGCCAGGCACAGAAGAGTGGTTCCGGGAGGCCGGTGCTGCCGCCGGTAAGGCCATCGGCGAGGCGATGACCAAGGCTCACGAGGCAGCGCTGGAGCAAGCCAGACTGACCGGTCAGACCATGGCGCGGGCCTTCGCCGCGTGGGGCAAGAAGGTGGAGCAGTGAGCCGCCCCGGTGTCGAGTGGAAGGTGTCGTGATGGCCGGCGACCCGAAGTTCCACAAGGTCCACGTGGAGCGGGTGCGTTCCCCCGAGTACGGCGACGGGACCGTGGTCGCTGACCTTGGCCCTATCGGGGTGCAGATCATGTGGGACCGGATGGAAGGGGCCGTGGGGCGGCAACTGTTGACCCATGACCGTTCGTTCGTGGAGAGACTGGAGCGCATCTGATGGACGAGCTCAGTGAGACGGAGAAGGCTGCGGCGCTGGACGACCTCGTGCAAGCGTTCTGCGAGGAGTGGTGGGATTTCCAGGGTGAGACATGGCTTGTGCTAGACGGGTCCGTTGAGCTCTCGCCTGAGACGGCGAGGGTGCTATCGGCGATGTTCCGTGAAGCGCGCGGCAAGGTCGACCCGGAGTGGCTCCGCATGGAGCGTGCCTAAGTTTCGCCTCCCTGGTGGGTCTCTGACCTATCCCCGGTTCCCCCTGATGCTTCGTGCCCAGTGGGGGACCACTCGCACCGGGAAGCCAGGGAACGCGAAAAGACCCCGCCACCTTCTCGGTGGCGGGGTCACTCTTGTCACGGGTACTACTTGCCGTCCTGGCCGGTCTCCTGCTCGGTGCCCTCGTTCGGCAGGTTCGGGTCCGTGGGCTGGGGCGTCTCGGGTACCGGGTTCGTGGTGCTCATGCCAACTCCTTCGTAGGGGGATGCCAGCCCGGTACCCACGTCAGCGGGCGTACATCTCTCGCGTCAGCGAATCGAAGTAGGCCGTATCGATCGCACCCTGGCTCACGATCCGAAGGTCGCTGGCGACGGACTCCCAGCCGAGCATGATTGCGATCGAGCCTCCGGGGATGTCGACAGCTAGCCAGTCCTGCGTGCGCCCGACCTCGTTTAGGACCGCGTCGCCCATCGCGCGCTGGTAGGAAACCAGGCGCTGCATTGGCGTGTTGAAGAGTGGCTCACCGAGCGAGAGCCATGCCATCGGCCAGGTGTCGACGAAGCTGCCGCCGTTCACTGTCGCGATTGGTACGGCGGTCCCGGCGGGGGCGATGAATCTGAAGCCTACGTTCTCGACTTCGCCGAAGGCCTGCCGTTGCAGCTCGTCCCAGTTGCTATCGTTCGTCATGTCGGCTCCTAGCTAGCTGGCCAGTCCCCGGCGGCTACCACCGTGCGGGGACACTTCCATTCAGGCTACCTCAAGCCACCGACAATCTTCGCTGTCAGACAACGTCCTTCGGCTTGTTCTCTACCCGGTACACCGTGGCAGCCAGCACCCCACCCGTAGCAGCGGCAGCCACCAGCGCGATCAGGCCACCGTGCAGCCACTCCGTACCCGAGATGCCGTCACCGTCCACCGTCAGCAGGTACGTGGCACCCGGTGCGAGCAGACCCGCGACAGCGCCGATGACACCCGCAGCCTTCGCCTTCGTTGCCTGGAGCATGTCTCCCGTAGCCATAACGCTCTCCTATCGTGTGCTCGAGATGCCGTCAGGCACCGAGCCAGTCAGGTACTTCAACGCGGCAGCGAACGAAGCCGTGCGCCGCTTGTCTTCGGACCCGTCCCCCAGCGGGTAGCCGATCGCCTTACAGACCTTGCCCATCTGCAGGGCGTCAGCCATGGGGTTGCACTTACGTGCCACGGTCCAGTACCAGCGGGCGATCTTCGCCGACCAGTCCAGCGACAGCGCCAGGTCCGGATCGAGCGCCAGATCGGCGTTCAGGTACGCGCCGGCCGCTACGTAGTTCGCGGAGCCCGTGAGTTGGATGTAGCCACGTCCCGCGTACTCGGCGGTGGCTCCACGCTGCTTCACGTTGTAGAGGAACGCTGACTCGTGAGCCAGTGTCGCGAGGAACGCCGCCACTCTGCGGTGGGTGTTGATCTCCGCCGAGTTCATCTGCTCCAGCAGGCTCGGGAGGCCCTCGGCAACCACGGCCGGGTCACCGACGCGGCCGGGGAACATGGCCTGCAGGTCAGCGACCGTCAGGCTTTTGGGGCAGCCACCAACTCGTCGACCTTCGCCTTCAAGGCCGCCACGTCCGCGTCGTTGGCCTGATCGAGCTGGGAGATGAACGCGTTCACCGCGTTGGCGTACTTCTCGTCCAGCGTCTCCACCTGCCCGAGCGCGCCGGCGAGCTGCTGGGTGAGGTTCTTGGCGTTGAACGAGGAGTAGCTCTGCACCACCGGGGTCATCTTGGCGACGACCGCGTTGACGATCTTGTCGATGTCGGACTGCTGCACGTCGTCCTCCGTGAGTAGATGCGGGTAGGTCTTGGCGTACTTCTCCCAGGTCCACGAGACCCAGGTGCGGGGGCCGTTGTCCGGTCCGTTGTTGGCCAGACCGTTGCGTCCGGCCTTGTAGTCGGCGACCTGGTCCTTGGCACCACGGGAGAGGTCGGGACAGCCGATGGCGATGCAGTGGATGTGCTCTGGCCAGACGTTCTTGATTTCCAAGCGGTGCCACGCAGCGAAGCCGACCTTGCGGAGGATGCTCACCGCCTCACCGACCTGCGCCGCAGTCAGCGTCTTGGCGCGGATGTCTACCGCACCACCGCCGTCGTGGGTGCCCGCCGATGCCGCCACGGCACCGTTGTTGTAGCAGCCCTGAGTGATCTCCAGGGGGGCGTCGCAAACGACGCGCGCTGCTACCACCATGTCACGAGTGCGGGCATCCATGGTGTGGCCTTCGAACACGACTCTCGTCACGTCAGTCCTCCCTATCCGTCCAGACATTCAGGTACTCGTCTGGTTCGAAGTGGAAGACGCGCTCAGCCTCGTCCACAATCTCGATGTCGACACGTTCCCAGGTGAAAGGATCCGCGTACGCGCTATCGTCCGGCGGTTCCACGAAGACGTAGTCGGCCATCTCGGTCTGCGCCATGTCTCAAACCCCCTAGTCGTCGAGCTCGAGTCCTGCGGGGACAGGCGGCGGGTGCACTGTCGCGTCGGTGATCTGCTGGTCGATCCATTGCCGCAGGATGCGGATGTAGCGGACCGCGATCGTGGTCTGGGTGGCACGCCGCTCCAGTTCGGTGATGCGTGTGCGCAGGTTCGTGATCGTCGCCTGCAGGGCCTGGATCTCCTGGTCGTGGACCTGTTGCATCACGTTCAGGCGGCGCTCCAGGTTGCCGAGTGCCGCAGCTTCAACCTGCGCTCCGACCGTCTGCGCCGCCACCTGCCGCTGGGGTTTGCTGTCGCGCCGGTCGACGAAGTACTTCACCGCGGCCCACAGGGTGCCGCCGCCGAGAAGGAACGTCGCGAGGTACTGCAGGATCTGCTTCACAGGCGCACCGCCACCGTCAGGAGCCGGATCGCGCAGAACCCGGAGAACATGAACGCCAGGCAGGTGGGGAACAGCCCGTTCCATCCGGAGTTGCCGACCAGCGCCAAACCGTAGGTGAGCGACCCGAGACCAAGCAGCCGCAGACCGAACTTGTAGCAGGCCGGACGGGTCAGCTCGTAGCGGAGCGGCGCCTGCAGCCACCGGATCGAGGTCAGCCCGCACGCCATGAAGACGCAGCCGGCTATCAGGCACGTCGCCCACAGGTAGTAGCCCCAGTCCGGGAGAACGCTCTCCACCGCGGGCGAGTGGCTGGTGCGAGTGATGACCGCCAAGCCGGAGGTGCCACACAGGACCGCGATGAGCCATTCGCCGGGGCGGGCGATCAGGCTCGCGGGCAGGTGCTGTATCGCCCAACGCTGGAACGCTTCAGTCAGGTGTCGCAGTCTCGGCATCAGAACTACCTTCCCCAGGATGTGGCAGACGCCTGACGCCATATACCACGATGAACGCGTTCACTGCTCCCTCGAGCGCCAAGAGTCGCTCCTCGAGGGATGTGATGCGTGCTTGCAGTTCCTGGGTGGGCTGGGGCGAGTCCACCCTTCACCTCCTACGCGTGCCAAAGGTTGCCGATCGACACGCCTGTGCCGAAGTTCGAGGCGAACTGTGCTGCGACCTGGTGGTAACCGATCCCGTACGCGCCCTCGGCCGGGTTCCATGCCCGGTACGGCTTGACCACCTGGTTGCGGAGCCAGTCGCAGAACCGCGAGTAGTTCGAGCCCGAGTAGTTGAACCACGCCAGCGCGGGCATCGACGCCACGTCCGCGGGGTACTTTCCGTCGGGCTGCGAGGTCGCCCAGTACAGGCGGGACACGAAGAACCGGGCATTCACCAGTGCGTCGTGGTAGCTGATGTCGGCCCACGGCACCTTGTTCGTGGTGTCGTCCATCAACTCCCGCAGGCCGAACCCGCACGCCGCATGGTCGTGGTGGTCGTCGGTCTGCGACATCGTGAAGTGGAACGAGTTCGGGTAAGCGTCCACGTACCTCTTGATGATCGCCTTCGCCTGAGCGATTCCCTCCGGAGTCACCGGTGAGGTGGAACTCGAGCCCGTTCCGGCGAAGTCTCCCGGCAGGTCCTCGATGTGGTGCGTCACCGAACCTGTGACGCCGGGGGTGACGGGCGGGACCATCGCCATCGCGGCGAGAGCGGAGCGCGCCTCCCGGTTGCGGGCCGCGCCGACGTCTCCTGCCGTGAGGCGGGCGGCCGGCGCGGCTAGGGGGTACCCCTCACGGGCCGGGTTGTGGATGTACGGGTGGTCGCTGATCGTGCACGCCACGGCAGCGCCCGCGTCGGTGGATCCGTTGAGGGTGTACGCCACCCCAAGTGCACTGCCGTTAGTGATTGACACGAGGTGCACGTCGACGCCGTTGGCGATGTAGTACAGCATCGCCAGACCCATCGACAGCGTCTCGTCGTCCGGATGAGGCGAGTAGAAGAAGGCGCGCGCCATGGGGTCTCCGGTCATGTCGGGTCGAAGCTCGCCGCGAACACGTCGGGCTTGTAGACGCTGAACTCCCCGCCGGAACCGCACACCACCCAGTCGTTGGGTGATGCGTTGAGGGGTCCGTTGAGGGTGTTGATCACCACGTACAGCGCGTCGGGGAACTGGGAGGTGTCGTAGTAGGCGAGCATCCCGCCGGCCTGGATCCAGTCCACGAGCTTGTTCGCGCCCGCGGCGGTGCCGTCCCACTGGCGGGCCTCGACCTCGATGGGTTTGGTCGTGTACTTGGCCACGGCTCTCCTTGTCAGAACGCCTTGCGCTTGAACTGTTTCGCTGAGGCGGCGGAGATCGCCTTGAACAGCGACCACGGCTCGGCGTCAAGGTCGATGGTCGCGGAGTTGTCGGACGAGTCGTAGTCGGTGTTGACGATCTGGCACACCGTGGACCCGTTGCGGGGACTGTTGTTCAGGGCATCCACCGACGGGTTGATGCCCACCACCCGCGCGAGATAGGCGGGTTCGATCTGGTACGGGGCGACCTTGCAGCCGGTGAACAGGTCCACCACGTCGCGCTGCACCTTGATCTGGCCGCCGTTGCGGGGGAACCGGTGGTCGTTGAGGACCGTCTGGTTCGCGATCGCCGCGTTCGCCGCGTTCCCCGTGATGTCACCCAGATCCTGGAAGAACACCCTCGACCTGCCCACCGCGGTCATCTCCGGGATCGACTGGGTGGAGGAGGTGAAGCGCAGGTTGCCGGTCTGGGTCTTCCACCGGGTGATGACCTGGTCGTACTGGTCGGTGGGCTGCGCCCCGCCCGAATGCTCGTCGGTCCAGATCAGGAACTCGTACCGGACAGTGTTGGTGCGCTGCAGCCACGTCAGGGAGTACTTGTCGTTGAGCGGGTTCGACGGCCCCACCAGATAGGTGCAGGAAGGCTCGTACTTCTGGAGCTCGTCCAGGATCCCCATCGGGGTCACGCCGTCAGGGAACACGAGGTGCTTGATGTCGTTCGACACCCCCGCGTCCAGCTGGGCGTTGGCGCCGTCGAACGTTCCCGCGAGGATCGACGGGTCCCCCAGGAGGTCCTCGATCACGTGGGTGGCCTTCACCGAGTCGTCCGTGGTGGCACCGGTTCTGCGGGTGCCGTCCTTCAGCCACAGGTACGCCACGACCGTGAGGTCCATGATGGAGGCCCACACGATGTCCGTGGTGCCGGTGTTGCTGGAGCCGCTGGTCCAGATCAGCTGCAGGTCAGCGGTGGTCGCGCCCGCGGCCCATGAGGGGCCGACGTACGCAGCAGAGACACCCGAGCCTGCGAGGTTCAGGATCAGGGTCCTCGCCACGGTGGAGGGCGGGGTGACGAGCAGACGCACCAGCCACCCCGGAGAACCGGACGTGTGGCCGCCGTCGTAGGAGAAGTTGATCCTACCCAGCAGCTGGCCGGCCTCAGCGATCCTCGTGTAGAGAACCTCGCACCGGTAGTTCGCGTCCACGTGGGTTTCCTGCGGGAACGCCAGCGTCAGAGCGTCATCACCCGAGCCGCCCTTGTCGGTGTCGACACTGACCTCGGTCGCGGTGAGGGAGGTGGTGGCCTTGTTCCACGCGGTGAAGTCGGAGTCGCAGTAGATCCGCGGCCCGGTCCAGTCGTTCAACCGTTCCATGCCGCCGTCGACCTGCACCTCGAGCAGCGCCCCGTCATCTGAGACGGAGCGTCCGGGGTGGGTGACGTCTCCTTCGAACACCACGTCACCGGACTGCATGTCCATGATGTAGATCCGCGAGTACGGCATGATGAGGTCGGTGCGGTACCCGAGCTTCTGGCTGACGACGAAGCTGGCGGCCTTGAACCCGCCCGGGTCGGACTTCTGGAACTTCACCCCGCCGTGCAGGAACCCGGTCACCATCTGGTCGACCCTGGCGTTGCTGACCCGCACCGCCAAGGGGACGGTGGCAACAGTCAGGCTGGTCACGGCCGCACCGCCTCACGCCAACGGGGCCAGTAGTAGCACTGGATCGTCGTGGTGTTCGTGATCGCGTCCCCCGTACCGGTCACGTCGACGTTGCGCAGCATGTGGATCCGGTTCGTCTGCCCCGGGATCAACTCCGGGAACCCGCCGCCACCGACGATCTGCGGAGGCGACGCGATCGTCTGGATCGTGTCCAGCGCCGTATTGACGCCGTACACCGACCCGCCCTCCCGGGTCGTGCCGTCGATCGCATACGTCGTGTCCGTCGTCGGGAACCGGGTGATCAGGGTGCGGTCGTCGGCCGGCAGGAAGTACAGGCAGTCCACGTCCAGCGAACCTGTACCGGCGGTGCGGGTGGCCCAGAGCCCGATGAACGGCAGCAGCACCTTCAGGTCCGCGCCGCCGGCGTAGCCGTGTTTGACCGGGTCGGAGTACGGCGGCACCGGGACCTTCCCGAGGTCGACCCAGTACGGGTTGGTGACGTTCGCGATTGACTGCGCGTCGTTGAACACCGCGGTGGCCGACGAGGACCCGTAGCCGAGTTGTACCGAGATGGTGTCGGTGCCGACAGTGAGAGCGCAACGGGCGTAGACCCGGTACTCGCCTCGCGCGTCGGCCACCGCGGTCCCGTTGTCGGGGAACGTGTCGCTCAACCGCAGCGTGTTGCCCGGCGTTCCGAAACCGATCCGGGACTTCGACCCGCCCGACATGGTGGCGTCAGCAGTGACCACCGCACCGGTGCCCTGGGTCATCGCCTCTGCCTGGATGACGTTCGAGTAGTTGCCCGGTGTTCCCCTGCGCCGCATCCCGAAGTGGGCCCACTTGTTCACCAGGCCACTGGGTGCACCACTGGCGCCGGTGGAAGTGGCCAGCATGAACAGCGGGGTCGGCACGTCCCCGGTCACACCGGTGATGTCGAACCGGCACGGGTTCGTCCCCGCCGCCGGATCGTTCGACACTGTGAAGGTCCCGGCGTTCACCCTGGTCCCGAACGCGAACGGCTCCGCCTCGAGCTGCAGCGTGACCTTGGACTCGTGGGTCAGGGTCTTCATGACGTCCCACGCATAGTCCGGGTCCGCATACGTCCGGAAGAACACCGGCGTGGAACCGAACTGGACCTTCAGGAAGTTGTCGACCGAGATCTGCAGCCCGAGGTTCTGGATCGCCGTCGCCGCAGCGTCCCGGTCGGCAGTGTTGACCCTCAGCGGGATGATCAGCATCCGGTTCCCCGCCACCGAGTTGGTGGGGGTGGAGCCGTGCCTCAGTGAGTTGGCGGCGTAGCCCTTGGTGTACTTCGGGGGGTCGAGGCTGTACCCGTCTGCCACCCAGATACCGGCGGACGCATTGTTGATGTCGAGGCTGACGGTGGGGGTCGCGGTGAGGAAGTCCGTCACGAACTGCCAGGTCGTCACCTAGTACCCCCTTCCGAGAGCTGATCGCGCCATCTCGAGACTGACCTTGCGCCCGTCCAGTTGCACCTGCGGCGGGCTGTTCTGCATTGCTCCGGCGACGACGATCCCGATCGCCTGGATGTCGTCTGGGTGGAGCCGTAGATGGTTCTCATGGGTCTCGTGGCTCTGGTGCGTGACATGCGCCTGGTGTGCCACGTGGCGCTGGTGCAGTTCGCTGCGGAGCCGTCGGCTCCAGTTGCGCATGTTGTTCGCTGGCTTGGCGGGGACCACCATCTCGTCCTTGTGCACCATCGCCAGCTGATCGGCGAGGATCCGCCAGGCGCCGTCGGCGTACGAACCGATGCCGAGCTGGGCGACCAGGTCCTTGCCTTGGTACGCCTCTCCTCGGGGGTCGAGCAGGTCGAACGGCAGATCCCCGCCCTCGACCTTGCCGCCCTTGGCGAACCCCTTCACCTTGGCCCTGTTGGTGAACAGCCCGTCATAGGCGCCGCGGGCGCTGCCACCCACCCGGACACCGACACCCCCGGCGGACTCGAAGTTGACACCGTTGATCGTTGCCGCCGTGTGGCCGGGGTTGCCGTTGAACCAGCCCACCATGAACCGTCCGGTGCCGGAGGCCATATCGGACCACGGCATGGAGCCCGTCGCCCCGAGGCGGTGATACGGGCTCCTGCCGCGGGAGACGTTGATAAGGGCGCTGATGAACCCGGAGCAGTCGTAGCCCTTTGGTCCGACGCCGCCCCAAATGTAGGGCTTGCCGACTTGGGAGCGTCCCCACTTCATCGTTCCGAGAAGGCCGCCGAGTTCGTTCGCTATCGCCTGCGCGGCGGGGCGAACCATCGCCCGTGCGGACGCGGCAAGAGAGTTCGCGAACGGGCCAGGGTCCGGCGTGCGTGGATAGACTCCGACGTTCACAGCGCCGCCCTTGGCATAGCCGCGGAACTGGCTGCGCATCGACTCCATGGCCTGATGGCCACCGGCGTTGGCTACCTCCCGTGCGGTCCAGACGTGTTCACCGTTGGACAACATCGCCGGGATGGAGTCCGATGTTCCGGACCCCGCTCCGCGTACGGCGCCGCCAACCGCAAAGGCGTTCTTGAGGCGCGGGTCGTTCGCGTTCTTGTTGTTGATATTCGCAGCGTTCAGCTTCGCCGTGACTGTAATCTCTTGGTCGGTGATCCCGGCAAGCTTGTTGTTGACGTTGTCGCGGAACTTGCCGAACTCGGTCGCAGCCGCCTTGAGCTTCGGGCCTAGATTTGGCACCCAGCCGAACGCCTTCGACGCTCCGGTCAGGATGTCGCCGACGAAGCCGAGGAACTTCCCGATCACGAATGCGATCGCGGCGCGGGCCGGCTCCTTGATCGCATTGAACCCGGCTGCGACGACACCGCCGAACTTCGTCGCCAGCCCCCACGCGGTGGTGAGCGCAACCCCGAAGCCCTTCAGGATCGGCTTCGCGTAGTAGTTCCACCACAGCGAGAAGACGCCGATGACGATGTCGATCGCGGCCTTGACCAGCGGCGCGAAGATCTGCGCTGCTGCCCTGATCCCATTGAACGCACCCTGCAGCACCTCGCGGAACTTGGCGCTGTGCTTGTAGGCGTAGATCAGTCCCGCGACCAGAGCGGCGATCCCGATCACGACCAGACCGATAGGGTTCGCCGACAGGACCACGTTGAGGATCGCCTGCGCCGCCGACCACGCCTTGATCGCGAGACTCACGGCCTGGAACACGATGAGTCCGCCGGCGAGGATCGCGACAAACGGGACGAGGAAGTCCTTGTTCTTGGACAGGGCCGTTGCCAGCTCCACCACCTTCGGCACAACCTTGGCGCCGACGAACGACGCGAAGTCCTGCAGCCGTGGGAGGACTTCGGTCTTGAAGAACCCGAACACATCCTTCACCGCGGGCGCGAACGTAGTCACCAGGTTCCCCGCCAGCGTCGCCACGGTCGGAATGACTCGACTGGTGACGAACCCCGCGAACTCGAGCAGACGAGGGAGGATCTGGTCACGGAAGAACCCAGCGAACTGGACCAGCCGCGGGATCACGTTGGCCTGGATGAATCCACCGAAGTCGCGCAGCTTCGGGAGGACCTTCGCTGCGAACACGTCGGCGAACGCGGACACCTTCGGGACCACGGTGTCACCGACGAACGTCGCGAACCTGTCCACCACCGGCAGCAGGAACCCACCGAACTGCTCGGACAGGTTCCCGGCGATCGTCTTCAGCCTGACCAACGGATCCGATGCAGCCGCAGCGGCGCCACCGAACTCCTTGCCGACCTCACCGAGAATGATCTTCTGCGCATCGAGGGTCTTACCCGAATCGACCAGAGTCTTGATCTGGTCCTTCTGCTGCTGGGTGAACGACACGCCCACCTTCGACAGCGCCGTGACGCCCTTCACCGGGTCGTTCAGCGCCTTGCCCAGCTGGATGTTCGCGGCCTTCAGCCCGTTGGCGTCGACGATGCCGCCGTTCATCGCCGCAGCCATGTCTACAGCTGCCTGCGTGGCACGGTTGAAGACGTCGTTGCCCTTGCCGGTCTCGTTCCGGACGTTCGTGAACGTGGCCAGCAGGTTCTCGCCGGACTGGATCGCCTCGTCGTCGGCGCCGGTCTTGTTGCTGATCGCGGTCGCGAGATCACCGAGCTGGCCGGCGGTGATGCCCGCCACCCCGCCGGTGGACTTGATCACCGCGGCGCTGATCCGGCCGACCTTTGCCGACTCGCGCGCATCCTCGATGAACCCGGTGAGGAACTGTACGCCCTTGATCGCGGCGAACGCCCCCACGAACAGGCCGGCCGAATGCTTCACGATCCCGCCGAAGGCACCGTTGAACCCGACGCCGAAGCGGCCCGCGACCCGTGAGCCTTCCTTGCGGGTGTCGATCGAGGTGAGCTTCTTCTTCACCTCGGGACCGAAGCGATCCATGTCCGGCTTCACCGTCACGAAGACTTCCGCGAGTGAGGTCACGGTCCGACCCCCAATGCGGCTAGAAGTTGAGCCTTTTCACGGTCGACCGGCTCCGGTTCGGACAGGAGCCACTCGTCGAACTTCTCGGTCAACTCGCCAGGAAGGAGCTCGCCGCCACCGGAGATGACGGCGAGCTCGAGCGCCTGCGTGTGTTCGATCTGGATCGCGTAGACCACATCGCACAGATCGGGCAGGCTCAGCCCGTCTGCTGCCGGTAGACCGCCATCGCGAGATCCGGGCGGCCCTGTGACTTCAAGCGGCGCACCACCTCGAGCGAGGATGAGTCGGCCGCGGAGATAGGAGCGGTTTGCTGCGGCCCAGCCGAGGAGTCGGAGGGCCGCGAAGTAGGGCGCTGCGACAGGATCGTCATGACCCGCTGGATGACACCGAACAGCTCAGCCGCATCGTCGGCGCGCTCCCTGGTGGCGTGGGCCTCGAACTCGTCCCAGCCGCCGTACACGGTCACCTGACTGGTCGCCTCCGGAGGGAGGCCGTTGGCTTCGTCGCGGGTGATCTCGCGGCCCTGGAACACGAACACGGGCTCGTCGGCGATGGCCTGGCGGAGCATGTCGTACATCGCCGCCATGCCCTCCATGTCGTCGGAGTCCAGCCCGGACTTCGCGGCGTGCGCGAACCGCATGAGCGGCATGAGGCCGATCTTGGTCGCGATCGCGAAGTCCTTGCCGAGGAACTCGACGCTGCGCACCTCCACCGGTTCGGGCGGTAGCTCCGCGACGATCTCGACCGGCATCAGGCACCGAGCCGGGTGGCACCGGCGGAGTAGACCGAGAACACGGCCAGCGCCGACGGGACCTCGAAGTTGAAGGTGGCCGGCAGCACCGCGAACGCCGGGGCCTTCTGGAACTCCATCGACATGTCGCCGCCCTGGATGGCCTGCCGGATCACGATGCGCATCGTGCCGTCGGTCGACTCCCAGCCGAGCATGATCCGGACTTCGCTGCCGGGAGCAACGGGCTCGAACTTCGCCAGCGCGGTCGCACCGGTACCGGAGATCGGGGTGATGGCCCCGACGCCGCCGTTCAGCGCCCGCTTGATGTTGTGCAGGGTCACGCTCGCCATCGCGAACGCGAGACTGCCGGACCGCTCCGTGGTGGAGTACTTGATCGGGTCGAAAAACTCTGCGACCGAGATCGGCTCGACCTTCGACCCGTAGGTGAAGTTCGAGCCTTCCTTCGTGGCGCCGGCGCTGATCCAGGCAGCCGGCCATGCGTCGGTGAAGATCGACCCGGCGACGGTGTTGGTCGGCTCGGTGCTGAGCAGCGGCGCGACGAACAAATATCCGGGGTCGGTGAGCAGGACGGGTACTGCAGTGGAACCGGGCATGTAACGGCCCTCCTAAGGGCGTCGTGGTGGGAGAGCCGCTAGGCGCGGCGATTGTTGATCTCGTCAGCGGCGGGCCGCAGGTGCGGCCGGGCCGGTGTGTCCTCGGTGCCGAGCTCGACCAGAGGCCCGTACCAGGCGGTCTTCTTCGACCAGCCGACGTGGTACTCGACCAAGCCCGTGCTGGAGTCGTACATGTTCTCGACCTGGATCCCCTTGGCCATCGCGCCGGTTTGCTTGACGGCTTTCTGCCGGGCGATCTTGCGGACCTCGGTGGCGACCTCGCGGACCTGCTTCTTGACCGAGGGGGCTTGGGAGACCGCGGCCAGCACCTCGGGTCGGAACTGGCCGATGCGCATCAGGATTCCAGGAGTTCCTGGTGGGCCTTGCTGCCGTTCTTCACGACCCAGCCGAGCTTGTCGTACTGGTGCTGCTCGACGTTCGAGATCGGCACGGCGTCGCCCCGGTTGTAGGCCAGGGCGCCGTGCGGGGTGAAGATCTGCTGCGCCGCGACCCACTGGCCATACTCCTTCTGCTGCGCCAGGATCTGCTCGGACAGCTCGGAGGAGACAGTCTCAGCGACCGTCGGGTCCGGCTTGGTGGTGTCAGCCACGATGGGCTCCTTCACTGATTGACTTCGAGTTGGAGGTCGACGATGGTGCGGGTGCGGCCGGTGGTGGAGTCCGGCTGCGGTACGGCCTGGCCGGCTACGGCGTTGCCGATAGTCCCGCCGGTCCAGGTGCCGACGAGATTGCGGGCGACCGACCTGACCACAGCCGCAATAGTTTCCGCGTCGAGGACGTCCTGGGTGGAGTTCCCCTTGCCCCAGACGTCGGCCTGTACGCGGGCCGTGAGGGTCTCTGGGCGGAGTTCGTCGCTGTCCACGACCGATAGGACAACCAGCGGGTACGTCGGCTCTACGCCGCCCACAGGGGCCGGGATGGCGTAGTAGATTCGCTGCGCCACGAGCGCGGTGAGTGGGGCCTGCGCCAGGAGAGCAGTGCGGGCCAGGACCTTCGGGTTGGGTAGTACGGGGATCGCCACGGCCTACCCTCCGGACACTCGGAAGACCAGGACCTCGAGATGGTGGTTGCGGCCGCCTCTGCGCCACAGCTCCGGCTGGCCGTCGACCTGATAGTCCACGCCGAGGAACCGGACGCGGTCGGTCGAGGTGACGTCTGCGTAGTCCGGCAGGAACACCTTGTGCGTGGACTCGGTGCGCTGCTGCGCCACCACGTCTTCAGTGGAACCCAGCGGCTGGAACTCAGCCGGGTAGTCGACCTTGATCAGCTGGCCGTCAGTGACGTTCGTCCAGTCCCCGGGGATCGTTGCCCCGTCAGGGCCGGTGATGTCGGGTGCGCGGAGTCGGGTGACTGTGTCACGAAACCGCATGGCTATGCGTTGCCGGCGGTGATGGTGAAGCTGGTCACGGCTACCGATCCGCCGATGGTGAGGGAAACGCTGTTCAGGTTCAGGTCCGAACCGGAGGTGCCGACGTCTCCGTCGATGACGGCGGTGGTGCCGTTGGACTGGAAGATCCGGAAGTGGGTGGCGGTTCCGGTGGCGTCGGCTGACGAGTCGGCGGTGATTGAGTTCAGGGTTAGCACGCCGGACGCAGCACCCGGGGCGAAGGTTGCGTTCAGCGTCAGCTCAGCAAGTTGAGTCCCGGTGATGGATGCCGCGACGTTCGCCGGGCGCGTGCCGCTGTAGATGCGCAGCTTGCCAGAGGCGCCTACCGCCGTGGTGATCGCGTCCAGCTGAGCATTCCGCAGAGTCGTTGAATATGACAGGGCCATGGTCTCTCCTTGTTACGGACGCTCAACGACGCCGGCGAACGGGCGCGGCGTACTGCCGCTGGAAGGTGTAGATGTCTCCCCGATGAAGGGGCGGAGCGTGATCCCGATGAAGGGGCGTTCGACGATCGCGCCGAAAGAGCTACCGGAGGCAGTGGCTACCTGGCTGTCCTGAGTCTCCGCGATGGCCCCGGTGACAGAGATGAAGACGATGCCCTGAATGACTGCGGTATTAGATCCCTGACTGACCGAGACTGTTCCCGTGTAGCGCAGCACACCCGTCGCTGCAGATGTCTGGCTGGCCTGTGTGGTAGACGCTGTACCTGTGGCCGGGTTGACCACTGAACCGGCTGCGGTTGCCGTGTTGCCCGCCTGCAGGCGGGCTGCGGTGCCGCTGTAGCCCAACTGACCGGAGGCGTTCGAGGCCTGGTTCGCCTGGACTGCGGCGACCGTTCCCGCAGTCGAACCGGGAGCCGTGAAGACACCTGTCGCGGACGAGGTCTGCGCCGCCTGGGAGGCCGTCGAGGTCCCGGCGTATCCGAGCTGTCCCGTTGCGGCGGAGACCTGACCTGCCTGGGTTGCGGCGGTGGAGCCTGAGTATCCGAGCTTGCCCGAAGCGGCGGACGTGTTCGCAGCCTGGTTCCCGGCGCTAGACCCCGTGTAGCCGAGCTGACCTGAAGCAGCGGAGAAGTCAGCCGCTTCCGTGGCAGCTACCGTCCCGCTGATCCCGGTGGGGGTGAAGGTTCCCGCAGCGCTCGACGTGTCCGCCGCTTCGGTTCGTGCGAAGGTTCCGCTGTACCCAATCTGTCCGGTCGCAGTTGAGGTCTGTGCCGCTTGCGCTCTCGCGACCGTTCCTGCGTAGCCGAGCTGCCCTGAGGCTGTTGCCGTCTGGCTGGCCTGGGCGGCCACTGACGTGCCCGTGACGGGGTTGGCGACCGTCCCGGTAGCTGAGGACGTGTCGGCTGCTTCTGTCCTCGCAGAGGCCCCGCTGTAGCCCAGCTGCCCCGACGCGGACGAGGCCTGGTTCGCCTGCGTTACGGCAGCCGTTCCGGTGAAGCCACTACTCGCGATCGCCAGGACACCCAGGAACGCCTTCTGGAACCCGGAGATGTTCGACGTCGCCGAGACACTCCCGGTCGACCCCGACGCGACCGCGTCACGGGTGTCGAGAGTGATGACGTCCAGGTCTTGCCGCTCGGTATAGCTGGCTGGCGGGGTGTAGGCGTTGCCGCCGGAGAAGTTCGTCCAGAACCCGAGCGCGTCACCGTTCGAACCAGCGGGGCTGGTGGAGACATTCAGCGTGGTCGCGGCGGTGGTGTTCTCCCCGGTTCCCACGGTGCCGTCGAACGGATCGCCTGTAGCTATCCGACCGGACCACAACCCGCAGGCTGCGGCACGGAAGGTGCTCGAGAAGGTGAAGGTGTAGGTCCCTGTGTCGGCGGCGGTGAGCCGCTTCCAGAACACATCCAGCCGGCCGCGTGCGGTAGCCGATGTCTGCAGGCTGGCCTTTAAGGTGAACCCGGACGGAGGCGTGACCGCCGCCGTGGACTCCATGTAGATGCCAACTACGGCGATGTCGCCGATCGCCGCACCTGTCGGGACGGGAACCACGGCGTTGGCAGTGCTGGCGCCCGCGAGCGGGGATGACGACCGGAAGGCCATGGATCCTCCCGCCGATCAGGTCAACCGAGGGGCACCGGTTCTTCGTTACCAGTTGTCGACCCGACCCCAGCGCCGGGTCGGGTCGGGCCAGCACTCCGATTCAGGGAACGACCCCTGGGGCTGATTCAGAGTCGAGCCTCCTGGGCCGTTCGACCACTGATGCAGACTCGCCTTCTCCAACTCCGACAAATACACGCCGTTCATGTAGAGCGGGGTGTTGTAGATCGCGGTCGTTCCGCCGGTGGTGTCCTGCTTCAAACCCTCAGGATTGACGTAGGCCCGGCCGGCCGCGGCCAGCGCGACCGACCTGGCGACCGACGGCCACGGGTTCTGGATGCCGATCTCAGCGGTGACAAGCCCCTGCGCCAGATCCAGGAGGAGCAGGTTCGCCGTCGCCGTGTCCAGGTCGGTCTGCAGGAAGGACGCGAGCTCTTCGACGGTCGCGATGTCAGCCATGTCCGCGCCCTTCCTTCAGTTGTCAGTCGCTGTACTTCTCGCGAAGCTCGGTCTGCTTCAGGCCACCCTCTTCGACGGGCCTAGTCTCCTCGACGGGAGCACCCTTCGAGGTGGCGTACGCGGCCCACTCATCGCGGGAAGCGTTGCCCTTGGGAGAACCCGAGACCGGCTCTTCGGGCGTTGGCTCTTCGGTCGGCTCCTCATCCTTCTCCGAGATGTGGCCCTCGTCGGCGAGGCGCTTGATCTCGTCCTTGCCGATGTAGGGCGGGATCGGAGATCCCTGGTACAGGTGGTGCTGCGACCCGTTCTCGGCGGTCGCGATCACCAGAGGTGAGGTCACGGTGTAGGTCATGACTACACACCCGTGACCTTCCAGGCGGAGGCGGGCTCGAGCACGATCGGGACCGTGACCCGGCGGACGCGGATGCGCCACTGGTCGTCGTCGTCGTCGCGCATCGTCTTCGCCTGCACGCCAACACCACCCGCGGACACGTAGCCCGGGCCACCCAGGTCCTCGTCGGCCATGCCGCCGAGCTGCTGCGAGTCCAGGATCAGCGCGTTGCCCGCAGTCGGGAGGTTCGGCGTCGACAGCCACCGCAGGCCCGCGATGACCGGGAAGCTCCCCGTCAGGGCCGGGTTGTCAGCGTTGGTCTCGCGGGCGAAGTAGCCGGCCGCGACGAACTTGCCCAGCGCGTACGCCAGGGTCGCGTCGCTGACGACCACGGTGTCCGGGTCGTAGCCCTGGTTCAGCGCCAGGATGTTCGCCTTCGCCTGCAGCACGTCGTTCAGGATCTGCTGCGCGGTCGTACCGCCGGTGCTCCACGCGGCGGCAGCGGCGGTGTTCTGGGTCACCGCCGTGCTGATCGCCGACAGCGCCACGGAGTCGATGTACTTGACGTTCGTGTTCGCCAGCTTCAGGAACGCACGGTTCACCGGGTCGATGTTCTGCCGCTTGATCGACTCGTCGGTGATCAGCGCGTCCGAGCCCCACTTGACGGTCTTCGCCAGCGAGGCGACACCGTTCGCGGGGTTGGTGATCGGGTACTCCGAACCCGGCATCACGGCGCGCGGGTCGTCCGGGGTGAAGATCGACTCGCCGGTCTCGTACAGCACCGCACCGCCGGACACCTGGAAGCGGCCGGTCAGGAGAGCGTCGGCGATGTAGCGCTGCTCGAGCAGCGTCCGCAGCCGGCGGGCCACGAGGGTCGGGTTCTGGAGGAACCGGGAGATGGTGACCAGGTCGCCGGACAGGGTCGGCGACGGAGGCGGGTAGACAGTGGGCATGAGTTACCTCTCAGGGGGATGAGTACTGCGTTGCTGCCGCAGACACAGCCCCCCGAAGGGAGAAGTGGTCTTGCGGAGTAGGCCCGCCCACAGCCGAAGCCACAGACGGGTTTCCTCAGGTGGGCTATCGAGCCCAGAGAACCTCGACCTTGTTCGGGTTGGTCGCGGTGGTGAGAGCGACACCTACCGCCTGCCCGGCCGTACCGGGACCGGTGGCGACGGTGCCGGCGGCGGCGGCGACCACCATGTCACCGGCGGTGACGGTGCCGGTCGCGACGAGGCGGTGGATGCCCTCGGTGACGACGGTGATCTTGTCACCCGTGGCTGCGTCGGAGGCAGCGACGCCGACGACGGCGACCGACGCCGCGGACGAGGGAGCGACGGTGCCGGCGCCGGAGGCGATGAGCACCTGTCCACCGGTGATCGTGGCGGACGCCTGCGAGGTGAAGGTGTCGGCTTCGGCGTAGAGCGGAACATACTCGGGCATGGTCAGGACTCCTTCGAGCCGTAGAGCTTGTTGTAGATGGCGTCGTCGGCGGACTCGCCGGCCTCACCGAGACTGCCGGTGTAGCCCTTCGCCTCGACTGGGACGAGGCCCTTCGGCAGCGCGTTCAGCGTCGCCTCCGCGCCCGGATCCTTCTCGAGGGTGGCCAGCCAGTCGGCCTGCCGCGCCGGCGAGATCCGGCCGTCGCCGACCGCGGCCGTCACGAGGGCGTTGCGGTGCTCGGCGAGCTGCTGCGCGCGGGCCTGCTGCCCCTGCTCCGCCGCAGCCTTCAGCGCGTTGAACTGATCCTCGTCGACCAGGACCGTTCCGGGTGCGGCCACCGTCTCCTCCGTCTCGGTCTCCTCGACCTCTTCGGTCTCCTCCTCTTCGGCCGGGGCCTCGGAGTTCTGCAGCACTGCGTCGAGCTTCGCGGTGACTTCCTCGTCACTCGCGTCGGCCTTGAGGCCAAGCCGCTCTCGCAGGTTCAAGGTGTCCGACATGTCGGATCCTTCCTGGTTGGTGGTCTCCGGCGGCTTGGCCGGAAGATAGGGTGCCGGGGCTTCCGCACGTCCGGCATACGCGTACAGCGACAGGTTGAACGAGTTCTTCACCTTGTCGCTCGCGGTCTTGTTCGTCTCGACCCGGTCCGCCAGGCCCGCAGCGACGGCTTCCTTGTCGTAGTACCAGGTCTCTTTCTGCATCGCTTCACGCATGACCTTCGGGCTCTGCCCGGTCTTCTCGGCGTACACCGAGGCGATGTTGTCGGAAGCCCTGTTCAGCCGCTCACCGAGGTCCAGCATCACCTCGGCGGGGCCCATCCCTACGCCTCGGGCGTCGTGGATCATCATCTGCGAATTGCGCGCCATGACCACCTGGTCCGCACCCATCGCAATGAACGACGCTGCCGAAGCGGCGATCCCGTCCACGAACGCGGTGACCTTCGCCGGGTGCCGGCGGATTGCGTTCAGCATCGTGAGACCCTCGAACACGTCGCCGCCCGGCGAGTTGATCCTCAGGTGGATCTCCGGGGTGTCGATGGCCTGCAGGTCCTCGGTGAACTGCTTCGCCGAGATGCCCCCGCCGAAGAACGGATCCTCGCCGATCTCGTCGTACAGCAGGATCTCTGTGACGGAGTCCGCGGCGTTGCGGATGCCATACTCGCCGCGGCGGTTCATCAGGCGCAGCGCGCTCGGTTCGGTCACGGTGCGCTCCCAGGTAGCGGGTCTTTGGGTGGAAGCCCGAGGGTCTGCCGCATGGCTTCCTCGAGCGAACGGTCAGGCAGCAGGATCCCCGCGTCTGCGAGGAGTTTGATCGCCGCGGCAGTGGCCTGCTGCTGCGAGCCGATCTCCTGGAACCCGATGACCGGGGCGGGTTCGGACTCGCCGTAGTTCCAGTCGACGAGATCCTCGACCACGTGCTGGGTGGCGACGTCGGCGATCTGCTGAGCGAGCGCCTGCAGTGACAGCGTGAAGAAGTCAGCGAACGTGGACCCCAGCGCCCATGATCCGGTCTGGGTCCCCAGGTTCAGGAAGTGCGCCAGGACGGCGCGGGCGATCTGCTCGTCGTGGTAGCGGATCGACGGCATTGCATCCGGCAACTGCCCCTCAGGGGCAACGAGGCGCATCTTCGACCCGTTCGGCGTGGCGCCTCCCGCGGTCTCGCCGGCGCGCATGCTCTGCGCCATCGTCGTACCGGCGGTGAGGTCTTTCTCGTCCGGGCCACCCTCGTAGATCGGGATGCCCAGACCGTTGCGCTCCAGCGTCATCGTGTTGATCCGGAGCAGCCGGTCCTTCAGGAGCCAGTTCTTGTACGCCGGCCGCAGCAGGGATGTCCCCGCCCAGTTGCCGCCCTCGCGTTCGTACACGTACGCAACCAGACGATTCACCGGGATCTGCACCGGACCCGAGGTCTCGATGTGGCCGTACTGCTCGATCGACTCCAGGCCACCATCGGCGCCGACGTTGAAGCTGGAGATCGTCCGCGCCGGTCGCAGCGACAGCCTCCTCAGCCGCGCTCTGCCCTGGGCGTCGATGCGCGCCTCCTGCTCGAACATCGAGAACCCGTACGGCAGCATCAGCAGCGCCAGGCGCAGATGCTCGTTCCACGAGAACCGGTCCCGCGTCCTGCGGGTCGGGGTCGGAGGTGCGCCCTTGATCGGGAGGTTCAGATCCTCCGACACCAGCTGGACAACCTCGTCGCGGGCACCGTTCGGCTCGATCCACCAGTCCGTCCGAAGGATCGGCAGCACCACGGCCCGCAGAACGGAACGGATCTGCGCGTCCTGCCGGCGCATCTGATCGTAGATCTCGATCGACAGCGGCCACCGCAACTCAGGGGTGTGCTCCTCGGAGGTCCCCGGAGGAGCCCAGAAGATCGACGGAGCATTCTGGTAGCCCTTGACTGTGGTCGGTGCGGGAACGTCAGCCACGGTCCACCTCTCAGAAGCTCGTAGACATCACGGAATCGACGGCCTGCGTTCGCCCGGTCGAAAGAGATACCGGCGGCGGGGGAGGCTCATTCGGGACTTCAGGCAGGGTCACGGCGTGGGCCGCGAGGGTGGCCGCCTCGAGGGTGGATATGTCCGAGGTCGACAGCTTCCGGCCCCACGCCCACCGGTCCCCGACGAGACGTCTCACAGCACCCTGCACCGCAGCCTCGAGTTCCGGATACATCGCGTGCTGGACCTTCCGTTCACGGACCCGGTCCAGCAGGGTCGCGCACGCATCCATCACGCCTTGGGTATCGAGCACCGTGAGCTCCACACCCGCACGCTCCATGTGCGGGATCAACGGCGCGGCGGGGCCGCGCTTGTCGATCACCACCGGAACCTTGTGCTGCGCCTGCAGGTCAGCGACCCGCTGCACCACCCACGCCGTACCAGGGCCGTGCTGCAACGGCTTCAGGTGAATCACGCGACCGTCACTCGCGGCAGCGGTGACCGCGCCGTGCTTCATGTCCATCGACGCAGCCACGCCGATAGCGCCCATCGGGACACCACTTACCGCCGAGCCAGCGCACGCTTCCCAGTTGCCGGGACCGAATGCCGCGTCCGCCGTACCCGGCTCGTCCCACCAGCCCAGAAACTCGCGGATGAACTCGTCCGGAGGCATCTCCTCGCGGAAGTCCTTGAGGCGCTCCATCGTGATCCGCCGGCCAAGCGCGGGGTTCGCCTCGGTCAGCAGGTCCAGCCGGTCCGCCACGCACCCGGTTACACCGAGCTCGTGGTTGCACGCCGGATCTTCGCACTCCGCGAGTGGTGCGCACCACTCGAAGTACGCCGACCGCGGATGCCCGCCCAGACGGCCACGGTCACGGATCCGGCGAAGCACCGTCGAGGTGACGAACCCCGCGCTCGACCCGTACCGCACCTGCGCGCCCTTCCGGGTAGCGAGGATCGGCAGCAGCGCACCAGTCTCAGCGGGCTGCAGGAACAGTGCCTCGTCCCAGGTGATCTTGTCCCCGGTGATCCCACGGCCGCCGCCCTTGGAGCGGGCGTGGAACTCGATCTTCTCCCCCGTGAGGAGCTCGATCGACTCGTTGCCGTTCGCGGTCCGCGGCTTCCTGCACCGCTTACGGTAGTCGTCGCTGGACTCGATCAGCTGGCACATGTGCTCGAACGTGGCGCGCGCCGTGTCGAACAGGTGCGCCGTCCACGCATGCAGCGGCTCACCCAGCACGAACACATCCGTCAACGCGGCGATCTCGAGCGTGGCGGTCTTTAGGTTCTGCCGAGGTGCGACAGCCGCCACCGAGAAGCACGCCGGTTCACCCGGCCCGTTCTCGGCGAAGATCGCGTCCAGGATCATCTGCTGCTCGGGATCCATCGGCATGCCGAGGTCCTCAGCAACCCCGGCCGCCAGGTCGCCGAACGTCTCCTTGTAGGGCGGAACCCACATGTACGCGGGCTCACGCACCTCGAGCAGCCCTCCGCGCCGCCAGATCGTCGCGCCGCTTGTCCAGCACCGACTGGTCCGACTTCACGTCAGCTGTCGCGGCCTTCACCGTCGCCTCGAGCTGCTTGACCAGTGACGCCAACCCGGCACCCGTATCGCGGCCGATGTCCACCCGCCGAGCCAAAGCAAGCGCGGCCTGACCAAGCGCAGTCGCCGCGCGCTCCACCTCAGTGAGCTCCGACAGCAGCGCCGTCTCGACCGGACCTACCTCAAGGTCAACCGACGGAACCAGGGACGCTAACGGATGCACGTCACCCTTAGTCACAGGTGCGGTTTCACGCTCAGTGACCTCCGGGAGAGTGACTACGCCCCGTGAGAATCGCTTCCGGCAGGTCCCCGAGCAGAACCGCGAGTTCGGCCGCTTGGCTTCGTAGGAGACGCCACAGACATCGCAGGGACGAAACATGGCGCCGTCACCTCCGAGCGGGGCTCCTGGGTGCCTCGGAGGGCCTGCCAGGGGTCATCTGGGGGTCACGAGACACACGTTGATCGGGGAGAGTGGATGCT